CGCTTGGCTTCTTTGCTTCCCGCTTTAACCTTGCCTGTAACCGCCGTTTGAAGCTTCGATCCGGGGTTTTTAGCTCTGTAGGCTTTTACACCATCCTCAGTCATTCCCGCCCCAGATTTAGTGGAGCGGAAATTCTTTTTATTTCTTGCAGGCATTTTGTCTCTTTTACGAGCCATGTTGCACCTTTAAGACAGAAAGAGCGTCAGTTGATTGCTACTTCCTGTAAACGCACTAACAAACGCACCACTTGTGGCAAGTATTCCATCATCGGGAATGTTTATTTGATGATAACCTGTCGGAAATGTTTGTGTAAGTAACGTAGAACCTGAACCGCTTCCATCTTTAATTGTAAACGCTCCTGCCGCGCTTGCAAATATTACAATTTGACGAATGCGTGAACGTGCGGGGCCAACAACAGCCGCAGCACTTCCTTGTGCATGATTAAATGCTTGTACTGGACCTGCCATATTAGCCTCCTATTACGCTAGGTTATTGTTTTGCTGATACAAAATTGTAAAACGAACTAAACCCGCATTTGTTGCAGCAGAAGCAGTAACAGTCAAACGAATATCCGCTGTTCCTGTGTCTTGCCAAGCTAATGCAGCGCCTGCTTCTGTAGTTGGATATTTACGACCCGCAGTTGTTCCGCTTGCAAACGTGTTTAAAATAGTAGCAGCGCCACCTACAGTATCACCGATGCTCAAATTTGTTGTTGCGTTGGCAGCAGTAATAACATCAATAACACAGTCAATTATCTGAGAGTTTGCAGGAATAACAACGTTTGTAACAGACGCGGCTAATGCACCGCCAGATAAATCTGCTGAAAATGTTTGTGCCATAACAACTTGACCGACATTTGCAATGTCAGAACCAAGAGTTGTTCCTGTTGTATTTTTGATTGTTCCTGCCTTTATAGGGCCAGAAAAAGTAGTAATACCCATGTCAATCTCCTGTCTTGGGTTGTGTCAGCAGCCCAATGCCGCTGTCAGGGATAATCACACAATACCACATATTTAACAAAAAGAAAGAGGCGACTCGCGCCGCCTCTAAGTTTAAGGAGCAAAACATGAAAAATGCTTATACTCTATCTTAACACAAATTATGCTCCAGGGGAACCAAATACGCAACGTGGGTCGCTAAAGCCAAAGCTATAACGCTCACGAGCCTTGAATCTCATGTTTCCTGTATCAAAATCTGCTTCCATATTCGTTCTCATTGGCGAACGCTCAAAGTGCTTAAAGCCATTTGGAGCGTCTGTTTTAAGGAAGAACGCATCTGGGTCTGTCAAGAAATGGTTAACAGTGTAACCTTCTGGTAACATACCCATGTTACGGATTGCATTAACATCATTATCAGCAGTGCCGACACGAAGAGTTGACTCCAACAAACGATCTGCAACGAATTGCAGTTGTGGTGGAATAATCATCTTAGTGCCACGCAAAGCAATAATCATGTTGCGTTCATCAACGAACGTTGAGATGTCAATAAGAGCATTCTCAAGTGAAGTTTCGTTGAGGTCAGCAGCAGTTGCAGGCTCATTACGAAATGTGCCTCCGCCTGATAGTGGATGAACTGCTGAACAAAGTTCAACACCGTCACCACCAGTGAAGTTTGCATCAAACGCATTATTAAGCGTTGCAGCAGCTTTCACTTGCTTTGTGTGTGCCATTGAACGGGCTAATGCCTTTGTATAACGAGCACCAAGGCGGTCATACAAATTGTCTTCAACAGCTTCTTCAGTTAGTGCAAATGCAAGTGCAACTGTTTCGTGTGAATAACGAGCAGTATACGCTTCATTTGCGTTGTCAAACTCAACTCCTGAGCCTTCACTTTTAGTTGGAGCATTACCAAAACCAACAAGCATAACTTCTTCTTCAAAAGCACGATCTGATGCCTCTGTGTCATAAATCTCTGCATGTTCGCCTTCATAACGGTCATATTCCATACCAAATAAAGCGTTAAGTCCAGGTTCTAGCTCTTTGACGAGCTGTGATCTTGAAATAGCCATAACTCAATCTCCTTATGCTAGACCTACAGTGCCTGCACTGAATAGGTGGTTGTTGATTTTTACGATCACATTTGTGTTCGCGGTGGTTGTGTCGCTATTCTCAGGGTCTTGAGAAATATCCATAGCTTTTAAGGCTAATGCGGCTGTGGTATTGCCTGTTGACACAGCAATTTCCATATTAGAATTGCCACTTACTGTACTTCCAACAGGGTTATTATCCACAATATCGAAATTTCCAAACAAGTCCGTTACAGGAAATGCAGCGTTTGCTTGAATCTCGAAAAATGCACTTGGATCGTCAATGACATTACAGAAAATGTCAGTGCCAGTTGCGTTTGCAGGCCAATGATTAGAAAATATTATATTTCCGTTAGGATCTACATATTGACAACCATTAAATACGCCCAGACATAAAGCATTATCTCCTGCTGCAACACGAACAACTGTTCCATTAGTAGCAACCGTTACTAGGTCGCCTTGGAAGATGTTGGTGTTGTATCCAGAAGCAATACGGTAGCGGTTCTGCCGTTGAGAACTTGTGCTACTTTTTACTGGACGAAGGCCAAAGGGAGCGTCTTGATTCGCCATCTTATCTATCCTTCAGATTTATTGCGTGAACCGAAGCTCACACTAGATTTACGGTTAGGTGCCAATTTTGGCATCGCGGGGTTATTTTCACGCATCCAATCACGATCAACAGCTTCCATCTGATTTTGTGTACTCTTTTGGTAATGCTGATTGCGTTGCTTTGCTAGTTCAGTAGGTATACGAGCAAGAACCAAACCGCCAACACCTATGATGCCTGCGTTTCTTCCTTCATCTACAACTGGACCTGAATATTCTGGATATTCTTCTGCGCGAACGAGTTCATATCCTTCTTGCCGCCTTTTATGGACATTAGTTTTGTCATCAAACTCCATCACGGATTCTCGAATCCAGCGATGGTCATACCCTAAAGGTGGTTCTGGCGCTTCTAAGGCTGTTCCTGGCCTCCAAACTTTACGTTCTTGGCTTTGCCGAGTGTCTACTTCTCGTGGGGTACGATCCGCCATTAGTCTCTCCGATTCGCTAGTTTTTGCACTTCTTGTGCGTATTTTTCCAAGGGTATACCTAATTTACTAGCCAATGCGACTTGACCAGGGTTTAGATCCACTTGCTTTTTCCGTCCATTTACCAGTGAACGACTACCGTTCCCCGAAGGAGTGACAGATTGGACGTTTTTCTTGCCACTTGCAAACTTATTAGGCATTTCAGAACGCATGCGCCGATCAATTTCTGAATAATATTCATCGGTTGTAGGGGCATATCCCTCTTCCGCAACTAACGTTTCGTGAATTGCTCTTGCAGCACCTGTCATAACCTTATCTTGACCAAACCACTTATTTTTTTCTAACCATGACTCTAGCTTTGGGTCACGCTGCGGTTGAGGGGCTTGTTGACGGGGTTGCTGTTGCACCTGTTCTTGTTGAGCAGCATACTCTTGAGCTTGCTGTTCAGAACGTTGTTTCTGTAAACGAAGACGCTCTTTTTCAATAGCAATTTGTGATATTGCCGATTGAGCATCTGCTAATTTTTCATAATCGCCTGCTTCATGTGCTTCTGCTAATGCACGTTTTGCTTGGGCTTCTTGTGTTGTAACTCTTCCTTCGTACTCAGACATATATCCCTTGTCTAAAGTTGAAAGACGTTTTTTATATTCTTCATTTTGAGCTTTGACTTGCTGCGCATATTCTACTGCGGCTGCTGCTTCTTCTTCAGCCTTTTTTCTTAATGCAGTTAAATGTTTGATTCTACGCTGTGGGTCTTTTTTCTTTTTATTTGGAGATTCATAGTCTCTAAGCTCTTGCTCATCATCAGAATCTTCATCAGAGGATGCCTGCTGCTCTTCAGAAGACTCTTCAATAACTTCTGAGTCGTCCTCTATTTCTACGGATGTTACTTCTTCAATTTCTTTTTCTTGGGCTTCTGCCTGCATAACAAAAACTCTCCTCTGTTATCTTATACATATGAAATGTCTTTGGGGTCAAGTATCGTAGCTATAATATTATCGTCATTTATAATACGAACCTCAAGTCCTTCCACTTTAAACCTATTTCCCGCATATCTTCCTATAAGAACCCAATCTTTTTCAGAACACCACGAACCAGTTGGGAATTTTTGGGAGTCTTGGTATGCATCTGGACCTAGTTTTACGACATAAGCTGCTACAGTTGCAAAGGCTTCTCTGTCTCTAACTGCATCAGGGACATAAACACCGCCTTTGGTTTTCTCACTTGGATAATAAGGAATTATTAAAATTCTATATCCAGTTGGCTGTGGAAGCCTCTCTAATACTGAAGTTTCCATTTCAGAAGGGTCATTTTCGTTCTTGCTTTTTTCTTTATCTTTTCCAAAAGCAGTCTTTATAGGCGTAGAAATATTTTCCATGTCTTTTGGTTTTCTTGCCATACTTTCAGGCACATACAGTTTTTTATTCATCTGATAGCTCAATATTTTTCATTGCTGTTTTGATTTCTTCTTCCATGAACGTCAAACCTTTAACCTGTCCAACCGCATACTTGTAATCATCGAATGAACCAATGTTACCTGTGCCTAAAGACACCTGTATGTCATCACGGCGTTGACGTAACTTTTTATAGAGGTATTCGGCTAGATTTAGTGCGTCCATGTGATCTCCATACTAGGACATTATACAATCCATCGGAGAATACAAGTATTTATCCCAGAGTTTTACAAAACACCTCTAAATTTCTGGGGTCTAGCTATTTTGCTAAATCGGCTAACGGATTCTTTGTTAGCTTTTTTTTGCGGTTTTCTTTTTGGAAGCTGTTTTCTTTTTGGGTTTTTCAACCCACGCTTCGTTTTCTGGGGTGCTTGGGTCATCTGGTATGTAATGTCCTTTATCGCTACGAGCACGAACCATTTCTGTGACTACTTCTGGATTAGTCATCGCCTCTCTTCTAGCTACCTTCTTTTCTTTTTCAACTTGAGCCATTTTAGCCCTTACTGTACTAGTCATTGCCTGACTCCTTTCATTTGTGCGTTAATAGCCGCAATATCCCTTTGTGTTTGAATACGATCTTCCGCGACTCGTGTTTTATCGGCTAAAGCGTCTTGTTGTAGATTTAGCCTTTCTGTAGCCAAACTAGCGTCAGCCATTTCTTTCTCACGCTCTAATTCTTGTTTGGCTTCAAACTCTGTAGATTTACGTTGCATGTCTGTTGCTTTTAATTGTAGCTCCTGTTGCCTAATTGCAACAAGAGGATCTGTTCCTTCACTCACAGGCTCAACAGTTTGAGTAAATTCTTCCGTAAGATCAGCGATAATCATTGCAGCTTGACGTTCAATTGCAGGCTGTAGCATCTGCATAGCTTCTGGATTTTGCTGAACTTCTGGCCCCGCTTGTTCCATGACCATTTGCTGTGCTTGCTGTTCTGCCAACATACCAATGTGTTCTTGAATATGTCCTTGTAGCGTTGCCATAGCTTGTGGGTTTGTTTGAACCACAGGCGTGGACATAATTGCTAAATGCGTTTCCATATGCGCTTTATGATCTTGCTGTGGAAACGCTTGAGGCATACCGCCAGTGATTGCAATCTTATTCTCCATAGCCGCGTTCATTGGCATTGGTTGTGGAGGCGGTGGTAGTATTGAATCAATATTGTTTACACCAAGTGCCTCATACATCTTACGATAAGCTTGATACAATCCTTGTGGCCCACCGTGAATCTGTGGGTTTGATTGCACTAACTGCAACTGTGTCTGTGCAAGCGCAATACGTTGTGCCATAGAAAAGATGTTAGGATCGCTTACAGGTAAAACATCAACCTTTGCATCAAAGTCTTGTGCAAATATCTCAGGACCAACTTCTGTTGATGGCATATATGGATACGCCTGAATGGTTTCAGAGAACACCTTAGATAGCAG